GACGGCGAAAGACCCGAATTCTCGTATAAACAAGAGCCTTCGGGCTTGGAAGTGCTGAGGTAGGATATGAATGAACACCATACTGCCATGAAAGATGTCCTTGATATCTTGGCAATATTTTCAACAATCGGCACATTTCTGGAAGTGATTTCTCCTGTGTTTGGTCTTATTGGCGCGATTGTCGGTGTGATGCGTATTGTTGAAATGGCAACAGGCAAGTCATTTTCTGAAGTCATTGGCCGAAAGAAGGCAGATGATGCCAAGCAAGAGTAAGAAACAACATAATTTGATGGAAGCGGTAGCACACAATGCCGCTTTTGCCAAAAAAGTAGGTATCCCGCAGTCCGTGGGCGAAGATTTTTCCAAAGCGGATAAGGGCCGCAAATTTCAAAAAGGTGGCATTATGAAAAAACCAGCATTTAAAAAACCCGCAGTCAAGGCCATGATGTCTGACAAAATGAAAAAGTTTGAGCAGTCGGCCAAGGATGTGGATGCGGGCATGAAAGAAGGCTCTAAGCGCGACATGAATGCTGATGCTTTGGGCTACAAGCAAGGCGGCGCGGTCCGTGGCCAAGGTATTGCTCAACGTGGCTATTCAAATGGCGGAAAAGTACAGACCGTACAGGTTAAAGGTGTAGGTGCAGCCCGCGCACGTACCGCTAAGATCTGCTAAAAATGACCACTTCTGGCGTAGCCAACTTTGACCTGCAATTTGATGACCTAATTGCCGAAGCGTATGAGCGTTGCGGCATAGAGGTCAGGGCAGGCTACGACATGAAGACCGCTTTGCGGTCTTTAAACCTGATTTTTGCTGAATGGGCAAATCGCGGGTTGAATCTTTGGACAATTGAGCAGCGGCAACAAGTGCTTACCACTGGGGTAAACACCTATAACCTACCAGATGACACCGTAAACGCCTTATCAGCGGTAATTCGCACAGGCAGTGGGTCTACCCAGCAGGATATTACGATCGATCGCATCAGCCGCGCTGAGTATTTGCATCTTCCCAACAAAAATACGCAGTCTCGTCCTGCTCAGTACTACGTCCAGCGGTCCGTACCGACCACTTTGTACTTGTACCCCACACCAGATCCGACCACCACGTACACTTTTGTGTACTATGCCATCCGCCGTATAGACAATGCAGGCACTTATTTGAACACTGCAGATATCGTGTTCCGTTTTTTGCCTGCGTTGGTGGCCGCATTGTCTTATTATTTGGCTCTGAAAAAAGCTCCGGAGCGTGTGGTCATGCTCAAGCAGTTCTATGAAGAAGAATTTGCCCGGGCAGCCATGGAAGATAGGGATACGGCCAGCGTATTCCTGATCCCCACGTTTACAGCGGGGTAAGCTATGTCAGGCGGCTATGCTTCTGGCCGGTATGCGATTGCCCTGTGTGATCAGTGCGGTCAGCGGTACAAATTGCTGGAACTAATTCGGGACTGGAAGGGCTTCAAAGTCTGTACGGAATGCTATGAGCCCAAGCATCCACAATTGGAGCCAAAAAGGACCATTACGGAGCCGCAAGCGCTATATCAGCCTCGCCCAGAATCCAAATTGCTGGTTACAATCTTTGTAGGGGCGACCACAGATACTTCTTTTTCGAGCATAGGCATGATGCCTATGCCATATGCCAAGCCGTTGCAGGCAACGGGGCTTATGGGGCAAGTTAGGACGCAAATAACATGACCTACACTGAACTTTGTGCTGCGATATCCAGCTACACCGAAAATACGTTTACGGATACCGAACTTGCTACGTTTACAAAGCAGGCGGAGCAGCGTATATACAACACGGTGCAGTTGGCAGATCTTCGTAAGAACGTGACAGGGGCATTGACGGCAAACAACAAGTACTTAGCCGCCCCAAATGACTTTTTATCGGTCTATTCGTTAGCCATATACCCTGTTTCTGGCGGGGATTACGTGTATTTGTTGGATAAGGATGTAAGTTTTATACGGGAGGTCTATCCTTCTTCTACTTACACTGGTATACCCAAGTATTACGCCATATTTGGGCCCCAATCAAACAACGTAAATGAGATGACATTCATTCTGGGCCCTACTCCAGATACTGTCTACATGGCGGAACTTCATTACTACTACTACCCGCCATCTATAACCACTGCAGGTACTACATGGCTAGGGGATAACTTTGACTCAGCGCTGTTATACGGCAGCCTTATTGAGGCGTACACCTTCATGAAGGGCGAACAGGATATGCTTACGCTTTATGACGGCAAGTACAAAGAAGCACTGCTGTTGCTTAAAAATCTGGGCGAGGGTAAGCAGCGTATGGATACTTACCGTGATGGCCAAGTCAAAATACCAGTGAGTTAAGCATGATTACAGCAGGACTCACCAATAGTTTTAAGTACCAGCTTTTGTTGGGTGGCCACAATTTGGCTGTGGATACCATCAAGGTGGCTTTGTACACTTCTTCTGCGTCTTTAGGCCCGGATACGACTGTGTATTCAACTACAAATGAAGTATCTGGGGCAGGGTATACCGCTGGGGGTATCACAGCCACCAATGTGACTGTTACCCTGAGCAATGCAGCGGGCGTGGCTTACGTTGACTTTGATGACCCAACTTGGAATGGTGCCACCTTCTCTACGCTAGGGGCCTTGGTATACAATGCTTCCAAGGGTAACAAATCAATTGGCGTAATCAATTTTGGGGCAATCCAATCTATGACGAACCAAGGTTTTCAGATCTTGATGCCCTCTAATTCTTCTGATGCCGCGCTAATCCGAATCAACTAAGGAGTTCAAATTGATTGTTACTACCACCAAAGGCGATATGGACGATTCTTTGCTTGTCAAGCAAGAAGGTTCGTTAGATAATGATAATGAAACCACAGCGTGGACTGAGTACTGGCTTGACGGTGAGCTTGTGCACCGTTCTGTACACGTAACCCTGAAACATATGCCCGTTTTTGCGGGTGGCGATACCGCTTCTTTCTAAGGAAATACCATGGCAAACACCCAATCAATGTGCACATCGTTCCTCGGCGAATTGATGACAGCCACCCACAACTTCGGAGCTTCCCCTATTCGTGGTGCAACCACTGCGGACACATTTAAAGCTGCTCTGTATTTGGCATCCGCAACGATCAATGCCAACACCACGGCATACTCCGCCACAGGCGAAGTCACGGGAACAGGCTACACAGCAGGTGGCGTAGCGGTCACGAATGCAACAGCGCCTTCCGCTACCAACTCTTCCAGCACGGCTGGCGTTGGCTATTGGACCCCATCGGCTTCCATTGTGTACTCTTCGGTGACACTGACAACTTCGTTTGACTCTGTGCTGATCTACAACTCGACACAAAGCAACAAGGCAGTCAGCGTGCACACGTTTACCGCACAAACAGTGACTGCAGGTACGTTTACATTGACAATGCCGTCGAACACCACGACGACTGCGCTGCTGCGTTTGGCCACAACCTAATAGTGGGGCGCGGCTAAACGCCGTGTAGGCCATGTTCGGATTTTTTCCGTTTGCCGGAGCCCCATTTGCAAGTACGGGAAGCGTTGCTTCCCCGAACGTAACCGTAGCACTTACGGGGGTTGCGGCTGCCGGAAATGTTGGGGCCGTAACTACTCCGAATGTCACTGTTGCCCTGACAGGGGTAGAGGCATCTGGCCTTACCGGCAATCAATATCCAGCAGTAGCAATTACCGGCGTTCAAGCGGCTGGTAACGTAGGTACAGTCACCACTTCACAAAGTATCTCGGTTGCCCTGACTGGGGTATCTGCCAGCGGGCTAGTTGGGGACGTAGCAGCTTCTCAATCCATAACCAAAGCACTAACCGGCGTAGTTGCCAATGGATCAGTTGGTACTGTAGCGGCTTCCGCTGCCTCTTTCATTGCCTTGACGGGCGTGCAAGCCGCAGGCTTGGTAGGTAATGAGGGGACTTCCCAAAATGTTACGCAAGCACTTACTGGTGTGGAGGCGGCGGGATTAGTCAACACAGTAGGGCCAACTAATACCGCCACTGTTGCCCTGACTGGCGTTTCAGCCGCAGGACAACTTGGCCAGATCAAATTCATTCCAACAAAAGGCTGGGGCTGGGGCACATGGGGCTCCAATTCATGGGGCGGATCTAGCAGAACTGCTGCCCTAACAGGGATAGAGGCCGCAGGATCAGTCGGCACCGTAACAACAAATATCTCAGTCGCGCTCACCGGGGTGCAGGCTGCTGGTTTTGCGGGTACCGAAACGGGATCACAGAATGTTTCTGTTGCTCTTACCGGCGTGCAAGCCACAGGCGCGGTAGGCAATGAAAATGCTTCCCAGAATATTACCCAAGCCCTAACTGGCGTAGCCGCTGCGGCGGCGGTGCAGTCTGTAACTTCTTCGGTCGTAGCCTCCCAAGCCCTCACAGGTGTAGCGGCCACAGGCAACGTAGGCACTGTTACTTCTTCCGCCAGCGTATCCGTGGCGCTGGCTGGTGTTCAAGCACTAGGTACTGTAGGCACTGTAGATTTCACCAAGACAGGCACTGTTGCTCTTACTGGTGTGTCTGCTTCGGGCGGGGTTGGAACGGTTGACACATCTACGGGGGCTGTTACCGCGATAACGGGCGTAGCCGCTGCGGGTTCCGTTGGTACGATGGGCTTAACAAGCTCTTCTTCGGTAGCACTTACCGGGATAGCGGCCGCAGGCAATGTTGACACCGTAACTACCAGTGCTGGGGTGGTTGCAGTATTAACAGGAGTGCAAGCCGCAGGCCAAACGGGCACAGTCGGGTATGCCAAAGATGGATCAATTGCCATTACCGGGGTGCAGGCCGCAGGTTTGGTCGGTAATGAAGGAACCTCGCAAAATATCACGCTGGCCCTTACCGGCGTAGCTGCATCAGGTTCAGTCGGTACTGTTTCTGCTTCGCAAGGTATATCTGTAGCGATTAACCGGGTACTTGGCACAGGTGAAGTAGGAAATGTAGGGGTAGAGATCTCGGTCCTTCTATCCGGGGTGCAGG